TGATGGTGACTTGGAGAGGTAAAGGATATTCTATGAAGGTTTTCTTCCCGCAACTAAAGAGACCTACAAGAAAAGAAGTTGAAGATAAGATGCAAGGTGTTTATCCTGGATCTAAAGTTAGACATATCGAAGTTATTGATATGAAACCAGGTGAGCAATTTCTTCAAGTTTCTGAAGCAATTGATAAGGACAAAATGAAGTGCAATAAACCAAAAGCAGATCCTGTTGGCGATTCTAAAACTGGTAAGTCACATGTTGTAAAGGCTTGTGAAGGTGGAAAAGAAGAAATTATTCGTTTTGGCCAAAGAGGAGTAAAAGGTTCTCCAGCAAGAGACGGTGAATCTGAAGCATCCAAAAAAAGAAGAGGGGCATTTAAAGATAGACATGCAAAAAATATTGCCAAAGGAAAGATGAGTGCAGCTTACTGGGCCAATAAAGTTAAGTGGTGAGCAAAATGAAATCTTTCAAACAATTTCTATCTGAATCAGTAAACATCTCAGGAGATTTTAACGGAAATCTCTATATTAATTCGCAAGATCAGCAACAGCAACCTGAACAAGTTGGTGAAAGTTACGTTGCAGATATTGTTTGGATGGGGAGTATATATAGACTTGAGATGGTGACTAAAAATGGTATGCCATCAAAACAACAACTGGGTGAGCAACTTCAAAAAGAATATCCAGGATCAATTGTTCATAACATTTATCCAATAGAAGAAAAAAACTTTAGCATTCAAAACGCAAAAAGATACCACCCATCAAAACTAGAATGGATTGACTAATTTATGGCTCAGTGGAATATAACTACACAAGATTATCTAAATCAAGAACGAAGTCTTTTTGAAGTTTTTGGTGCGGCAACTAGAGATGGAAAGATTGTTGATGATTATAATAGATTTCCAGTAACTATAAACTCAGATGCTTTTGGAAGAACTAGAATATCTCAACCACTTACATTATTTGATAGTTCTCATAGATATAGAGACAATAATCTTTGGGAAGAATTACTTGTAGGAACTGGTGCTACAGTTGGATTTTCAACTACTCAGGGATTGGTTAATATTGGTATTGGAACTACTGCTGGTTGCTCTGTAATTAGAGAAACTACAAAGACATTCTCATATCAACCAGGAAAATCTTTGCTTGTGTTGAATACTTTTGTTCCTGCCACACCAAAAGAAAATCTAAGACAGAGAATAGGATATTTTGGTGCTGATAATGGAATGTATTTTGAGATTAATGACACAACACCTTATTTTGTAGAGAGAAGTTTATCTACTGGCACTGAAACTTCAGTAGCACAAGATGATTGGAATATTGATAAGTTAGATGGCACTGGAGTTTCTGGTGTTACATTAGATATTACCAAAGCACAAATTCTTTGGATGGATATTGAGTGGTTGGGTCTTGGTACAGTCAGAATGGGATTTGTGATTGATGGTCAGTTTATTCATTGTCATTCATTTCACCATGCAAACTTAATTGAATCCACTTACATCACAACAGCATCACTTCCTTTGAGATATGAGATTGCTAATACTGGAATTACTACAAGCAGTAGCACTCTTAAACAAGTTTGCTCTTCTGTAATTTCAGAAGGTGGTTATGAACTTCGTGGATTACAACAGGCAATAAATACTCCAATTACAGCACCAGTAGATTTGCCCTCTCCTGCTGGAACTTATTATCCTGTTATTTCCATTCGTCTCAAATCTTCTCCAAACAGATTAGATGCGATTGTAATTTTGACTGCTCTTTCACTAATGGGCACTGGAAATGGCGTTTTCTATAATTGGCAGGTGAGAGCATCAGCAACTACAAGTGGAGGCACTTGGGTCAGTGCTGGTGTTGATAGTGCTGTTGAATATAAGATTGATGGAGGAACTGTAAGTGGTGGAAGAATTCTAGCATCTGGTTTCTTTTCATCAAATAATCAATCTTCTGCATCAGTGGATATTCTGAAAGAAGCACTATTTAAGTTTCAGTTAGAAAGAAATGGATTGACTGGAACTCCTTATGAATTAACACTAGTATGTGCTACAAATAGTGCTGGTGCTGATGTTTATGCTGCAATGGACTGGGAAGAAATTAGTAGGTAATTATTATGTCTGATGTTTATTTGGGAAATCCTCTCCTGAAAAAAGCAAACACTCCAATGGAGTTCACTCAAGAACAAATTGAGGAGTTTATTAAATGTCAAAGTGATCCTGTTTATTTTGCAAAAAACTATGTAAAGATTGTAACTCTTGATCACGGATTGCAACCATTTAAAATGTATCCATTTCAGGAGAAATTAGTAGAGAGATTTCATAAGCATAGATTTAATATTTGTAAGATGCCACGACAAACTGGCAAAGCTTTATCATTAGATACTCCAATTCCGACACCAAATGGTTGGACAACTATGGGAGATCTTAAAGTTGGAGATAATATTTTATCGCCAACAGGAAATTCTGTTTCGGTTGTGATGAAAACTGAAACTATGTATAACCACGATTGTTATAAAATAACTTTTGATAATGGTGAAGAAATAATTGCCGATGCTGATCATTTATGGGAAGTTAATAGTTCATATTGGAGGGCGGGAAAGAAAGTTATAACTTCTAAGGATATATACGATCAGTATCAATCAAAAACAAAAAATAAAAGGGGGAAAGGAGTTCAGGGATCTTTATTCATAGACAAATCAAAACCAATTAAATTTGTTAAAAATAAATTAGATATTGATCCATATCTTCTTGGTGTTTGGTTAGGAGATGGATATTCTTCTGATGGAAGAGTTATTGCCCATAAAGATGATTTTAATTTTTATAAAGGTGAATTTGATATAGAGCATGAAAGAGAATGTGATAATTGCATTAGATTTAAAATTAGAAATTTATATTCCAAATTAAAAAACTATAATTTAATTAAGAATAAGCATATCCCATTAAAGTATCTTCGTTCTTCTTATGAAGATAGATTAAATCTTCTTCGTGGTTTAATGGATACTGACGGATCTATTAGAAAAAATAGTAGATCATTTGAATTTTATCAAAAAAATTATGATCTAATTTTACAGGTTGTTGAGTTGCTTTCCTCTCTTGGTATAAAATCAAATATAAGAAGAAAAGAAATTAAAGGAAATTATTACTATACAGTATCTTTTTCAACCAAAGAAAGAGTATTTAATCTTCCAAGAAAAATTGAAAATATTAATTTAACAAAATCTGAAAGAAAACAAGAAGGTAGACATTACATTCATAAAATAGAAAAAGTTGATAGTGTACCTGTAGCTTGTATACAAGTTGATAGTGAAGATCACTTATTTTTGTGCGGTAAAACTTTTATTCCTACACACAATTCAACTACCGTGGTATCATTCCTTCTTCATTATGCTGTTTTTAATGATAATGTAAACATTGGTATTCTTGCAAACAAAGCAGCAACTGCGAGAGAACTTTTAGATAGGTTACAAACTGCTTATGAAAATCTTCCTAAATGGATGCAACAGGGTATTGTATCTTGGAACAAGGGATCTTTGGAACTTGAAAATGGATCTAAAATTCTAGCAGCATCCACATCAGCAAGTGCTGTTCGTGGTATGTCATTCAACATTATATTTTTGGACGAATTTGCGTTCGTTCCAAATCACATCGCAGATTCATTCTTTGCATCAGTATATCCAACAATTACCGCAGGTCAAAATACAAAAGTTATTGTTGTTTCTACTCCACATGGTATGAATCATTTCTACCGCATGTGGCACGATGCGGAGAAGGGGAAGAATGAATATATTCCAACTGATGTTCACTGGAGTGAAGTTCCGGGAAGAGATGAAAAATGGAAAGCACAGACAATTGCAAATACTTCCGAACAGCAGTTTAAAGTTGAGTTTGAGTGTTTAAGTGGAGAAACTAATTTGGAAATAATGTTTGATGATGATAAATTGGAAACAATTACTATGGAAAAATTATATGAAAGAATGTGAGTTCTTAGGATTATAAATAAAAATAAAAAATGTATTATATTTATTTTCTTAAGGACTTAGATGGAAAAGTCAAATATGTTGGACAGACTCAAAATTTAGATTCTAGAAAAAGAGAACATAAAAGAAATAAACCTCCACATACTTTTGAAATAAGTGAACAGATAGATATTTCAGAAAAGGCAAAAGAGGCAGAAATTTTTTATATAGAAAAATTTGATACTTTTAGAAATGGATGGAATAAGTCCACTGGTGGAGAAGGATTTGATGACTATGAAAGAAAAGGAATTGGTGGGGCAAAAAGGGGAACTATTCCCTAGAATAAAGGAATCAAAAATTGCTTCTCTGAAGAAACCATAGAAAAAATGAGCAATTCTAGAAAAGGTAGAGTTTTTAGTAGAAAAATAAATGATGATCAAATAAGAGAAATAAGAAAACTATATAATGAAAAACCAGATTTACAAAATGTTGGTGTAATTATGAAAAATGGTAAAAAATTATCATATATTCAGGCATTTTGTAAAGAATATGCAAAAAAATATAATTTAACTCCACAGGGAATAAAAAGAATTATTTTAAAGGAATGTTGGACAAATGTTTAAACTTAATAAAGATATTAAAGTAAAAACTCCCGATGGATTTAAATATTTTTCTGGAATTCAAAAAGTTTACAAACCATTTTATCATTGGATAATATTTGACGATGGAACAGAAATAAAATGCTCCGACAATCACTCTTTTGGAAAAGAAAAAATTAAAGCATCAACAATTAAAGTAGATGATATATTACAAGGAAAAAGAGTAGTATATAATGAAATAGTAGAAGAAGGAATATATCTTTATGATTTACTTGATGTTGGTATAGATAATCTATATTATTCAAATAATATAATATCACATAATTGTGAATTTTTAGGTTCTGTAGATACGTTAATTGCACCTAGTAAACTAAGATCTTTAGTATATGATTCCCCAATAAAATCAAATGCAGGATTAGATATTTATCAAGAATCTCAAGATAATCATGATTACATTATCACAGTAGATGTTGCAAGAGGAGTGAGTGAAGATTATTCTGCGTTTATTGTGGTAGATATTACACAATTTCCCCATAAATTAGTAGCTAAGTATAGAAATAATGAAATTAAACCAATGCTATTTCCAAATATAATTTATGAGGTAGCAAAAAATTATAATAGTGCATATATTCTTTGCGAAGTAAATGATATTGGAGATCAAGTTGCATCTTTGCTTCATTATGATTTGGAGTATCAAAATGTTTTGATGTGTTCTATGAGAGGTAGAGCTGGTCAAATTGTTGGGCAAGGATTTTCTGGAAAGAAAACTCAACTTGGGGTTAAGATGTCTAAAACTGTTAAAAAAGTTGGATCACTCAATCTCAAAACATTAATTGAAGAAGATAAAGTATTGTTTAATGATTATGAAATTATTTCAGAATTAACTACATTTATCCAGAAAAGTAATTCATTTGAGGCTGAAGAAGGATGTAATGATGATTTGGCAATGTGCTTAGTAATTTACGCTTGGTTAGTTTGCCAAGATTACTTTAAAGAATTAACTGATCAGGATATAAGAAAAAGATTATACGAAGATCAAAAAAATCAAATTGAACAAGATATGTCTCCTTTTGGATTTATAGATGATGGATTGGATGATAAAAGTTTTGTAGATTCTAATGGAGATAGGTGGTATACAGATGAATATGGAGATATAAGTTATATGTGGGATTATATGTAATGAAAATATGAATTTTGATAAATAATTTTTAGTTAAACTGAGATCGGAGAACAAAATGGCAACTCCTCAATTATCTCCAGGCGTATTAGTCAGGGAGGTTGATTTAACAGTAGGAAGAGCTGATAATGTATTAGATAATATTGGTGCTATTGCTGGTCCTTTTAGTCTAGGTCCTGTAGATGAGTCTGTAAATATCACCACTGAGCAAGAATTAATAGATGTTTTTGGAAAACCATCTTCCTCTGATGGTCAATATGAATATTGGATGAGTGCATCTTCTTTCTTATCTTATGGCGGTGTTCTTAAAGTAGTAAGAACTAGTGGAGATAATCTTGTAAATGCCAACGCAAAGAGAACTAGAACTGGAGAAATTCAACAAGTTGATGGTGTTGGTATTGCATCAACAACTAGAACTCCAGCAACTTATACTTTAACTGGATCAGACTATAGCACCAGTGGAAATGGTACTGATGCAAATTTCTCAATTACTGTTGCAGATAATGGTAGCGGTCTTGGTTCCACAGTTACAGTTTTAGTAACCAATGGAGGTGTAGGATTTGTAGATAATGAGGTGATTACTGTTGATGGGACTAAACTTGGTGGAAATGGATCTACTGATGACCTAACTTTTAGCGTAAATGGAATTTACACTTTATCTGGAGTAAGTACAGTAGGTCAAAGCGATCTTTTAATTAAGAACTTTGATGATTATAATCAAAATTATGCAGATGATATTGCAAGCTACATTTTTGCAGCGAAGACTGCAGGTTCTTGGGCAAATAACTTAAAAGTTTGCATTATTGACGATAAAGCAGATCAAATTGTAAAAGCTGGTGCCTCTTTCCTACAAGGAATTGGAACTTGCGTTGGACTTGGAGTAAGCATTCCTCTTACTAATGAAGTTATTGCAGGATCTGGAACTACTTCTACCTTTACAGGAACTCTAAAGGGAATCATTACAGGTCAATCTGAAGATTCTATTGATGTTAAAATTATTTCTAGAGTTGCAGCAGGGTCAAGTACAGAAACTTTAATTACTTATAATGAAAAGGACGGTGCTGCATCAATTTCTGATGGGCAAACTATTTCTATTATGAGTGCTGCTGGTGTTTCTTTAGGATCTACAACTCTTGCATCTGCGGATGCTGTTGAGGACTGGTACGATCAGCAAACTCTTGGACTTACAAACTCATCTATTTACTGGAAATCAATTGCACCAAAACCAACATCAAATGTCTTTGTAACTGACAGAAATGGTAGAAATGATGCAATTCACGTTGCAATTGTTGATGATACTGGAGACGTAACTGGAATTCAAGGAAATCTTCTTGAGAAGCATTTATTCCTCTCCAAAGCAATTGATGCAGTATCTGCAGTCAATTCCCCCCAAAGAATTTGGTGGAAAGAATACCTCGCACAATATTCTAAGTATGTTTATGTTGGAGATAATCCTTCAGATGCATCAAATAATGAGGAGATTTTCCAAACTTTCTTTGAAGATGGAATCTGGAATGTTGATGATGGTCCTGCAAATGGACTATGGAATCAAGATTGTCAAGATGTTTCCTACAGTGTTCTAGGAAATGCTACTTATAATCTAAGTGGTGGTAAGAATTATGGAACTACTGTTGGAGCTACTGGAGATCTGAAAGCTGAATTGGGAGATCTTATTACCTCATATCAACTATTTGCAAATAAAGAGGAAATTGAAGTTGATTACTTGATTATGGGTCCTGGTCTTGAAAATAAATATCAGTCTCAGGCAAAAGCAAATTATCTAATTTCTATTGCTAATGATAGAAAAGACTGTATGGCAGTCATTTCTCCTCATAGATATGATGTTGTTTCTGAACCAGATCCCTCTGCCCCCAATGTAAGAAGATATCTAACTGCAGAACAGATTACAAATAATATTGTTGAGTTCTATAGTCCACTTTCTTCTTCATCTTATGCAGTATTTGATACTGGATATAAGTACACCTTTGATAGATTTAACAATAAGTTCAGATACATTCCAACTAATGCTGATGTTGCTGGACTAATGGTTAGAACTTCAATCTTTGCATATCCTTGGTTCTCTCCTGCTGGTGAGCAAAGAGGTGTTATTAACAATGCAATTAAACTTGCATACAATCCAAATAAAGCTCAAAGAGATAGACTATATCCTAAGAGAATTAATTCCATTATTAATAAGCCTGGTTCTGGAATCCTACTCTTTGGTGATAAGACTGCTCTTGGTTATGCATCTGCATTTGATAGAATTAATGTTCGTAGATTATTCCTAACTATTGAACAAGCACTTTCAAGAGCATCTGAAGGAGTTCTCTTTGAACTTAATGATGAGATTACAAGAGCAAACTTCCTCAATATTGTAGAACCTTATCTAAGAGATGTTAAGGCAAAGAGAGGTCTTTATGGTTATCTAGTTGTTTGTGATGAAAGTAACAACACTCCAGATGTTATTGATAACAATGAGTTTAGAGCAGACATCTTCCTGAAGCCTGCTAAGTCTATCAACTTCATTACTCTAACTTTTGTTGCCACAAGAACTGGAGTTTCATTTGAAGAAGTTGCAGGAACTGTTTGATTTTAACTAAAAAAATAAAACCAGGAGAAAAAAACAATGGCAGACATCAAAGGATTATCACAATTTAAGAAAGCTCTAAATGGTGGCGGCGCAAGACCTAATCTTTTTGAAGTAAGAATCCCCAATATGCCAGAAGACCCCCAGGGTCTTGGTAGTTGGGATGGAGAAACTAAAGATGATTTCACATTTCTCTGCAAATCAGCGGCACTACCTGCTTCAAATGTAGGTTCTATTGAAGTTCCATTTAGAGGAAGAACTTTTAAGGTTGCTGGTGATAGAACATTTGATAACTGGACTATCACAGTTATCAATGATGAGAATTTTAACATTAGAAAGGCGATGGAAGGTTGGATGCAGTACATTGGTCAGTATTCTGATCATAGTGGTGCTACAGATCCCAATGATTATATGAGAAATGCTACAGTTCTTCAACTTGGAAGAGGTGTAGTAAACAAGGAAACTGGAACAGGAAGTGGAGGATCTGCTGAAGTACTAGCAGTATATGAATTTATTGATATTTTCCCAGTAAATGTTTCTGCAATTGATTTATCATTTGATTCTTCAGATACAATTGAAGAATTTACAGTAGATTTCCAAGTTCAGTTCTGGTATCCAGATAGTGCTGGTAGTATTGGTCAAGCACTCAGTAACTAATTGACTAAATAGTGGAACATAGAAAGTTCTACAATTATATCAATGGCAAGACTATTTGGATTTTCAATAGAAGATAATAAGAAAAAGCCACAGTCAATAGTGTCTCCTGTCCCAGAAAATAATGAGGATGGGGTTGATCACTATCTGACTAGTGGTTTTTTTGGTTCTTATGTAGACATTGAAGGAGTATATAAAACTGAATATGATTTAATCAAAAGATACCGCGAAATGGCTCTTCATCCAGAAGTAGATGCTGCAGTTGAAGATATTGTAAATGAGGCTATTGTTTCTGATACCTATGATAGTCCTGTAGAAATTGAACTATCAAATTTAAATGCCAGTGATGGACTGAAGAAGAGAATTAGAGAAGAATTTAAGAACATATTAGAACTTTTAGATTTTGATAAAAAATCTCACGAAATTTATAGAAATTGGTATATTGATGGTAGATTATTTTACCATAAAGTGATTGATTTAAAAAATCCTCATGATGGAATTCAAGAATTGAGATATATTGATGCTCTTAAGATGAGATATATCAGGCAGCAAAAGAAAAAGGATAATAAACAAATTGTCGCAAATAGGATAAATAAAGATCCTATGAATTTTGATTTTCCAGAAATTGAGGAGTATTTTCAGTACACTCCAAAACTAACTGGAATTCATGCAAATCAATCTACAGGTGGAATTAAGATTGCAAAAGATGCAATCACATACTGCACTTCTGGCCTTGTAGATAGAAATAAAAATACAGTATTATCATATCTTCATAAAGCAATTAAGTCGCTCAATCAATTGAGAATGATTGAGGATAGTCTTGTTATTTATAGATTATCTCGTGCTCCAGAAAGAAGAATTTTCTATATTGATGTTGGAAATTTACCAAAGGTAAAGGCAGAACAATATCTACGTGATGTAATGAGTAGATATAGAAACAAACTTGTTTATGATGCTTCCACTGGTGAAGTTCGTGATGATAAAAAATTTATGAGTATGCTTGAGGACTTCTGGCTTCCTCGTCGTGAAGGTGGTAGGGGAACTGAGATCACTACACTTCCAGGAGGTCAGAATCTCGGAGAAATTACTGATATTGAGTATTTCAAGAAAAAATTATACAGATCCCTAAATGTGCCCCCATCAAGAATGGATGGGGAAGGTGGTTTTAATCTAGGAAGATCTTCAGAAATTTTAAGAGATGAACTTAAATTTACAAAGTTTGTTGGACGTTTAAGAAAAAGATTTTCTAACATGTTCAATGACATGTTAAGAACTCAGCTTATTCTTAAGAATATTGTAACTCCAGAAGATTGGGAAATGATGTCGGAGCATATTCAATACGACTTCCTGTATGACAATCACTTTTCTGAACTTAAAGAATCTGAGTTAATGGCAGAAAGACTAAATATGGTTGCAACTGCTGAACCATATGTTGGCAAGTACTATTCTCAGGATTATGTGAGAAGAAAAATTCTTCGTCAAACAGATGAAGAAATTATTGAACAAGATAAACTTATTGAGAAAGAAATTAAATCCGGCATTATTCCAGACCCCAATGCTCAAGTAGATCCAGAAACTGGAATGCCAGTTGACGGAAATTCTATAGAGGGTGAAATGGGTGAAGTTCCAGTTGAACCCGAAATTGATGAAAAATCAGTAGAAGCACCCAAAGGTGGAGAGATATAAATAGTAGGAAGATTTATTTTGGAAGTATGGATGAACTAATGGATATGATTATTTCTGATCAATCACCATCAGAAATCAGCGATAAAATTAAGGATATTTTATTTGCAAAATCATCAGAAAATATTGATAATTTTAGACCAGAAGTTGCAGCAGATTTATTTGGGGAGGATCAAATCCAATCCCAAGAGGAGTCTGAAGAAGTATAAATAATAAATAAACTTGATTTCTAGAGAGTATGACACTTAATACTAAAGATCTATATCAAGGACATGTTGGTGTAGGAACAACATCTCCTTATCAAACAGTTCCTGCTACTGCACTTGTTGATGAATTTGGAAATATTATTTCCGAGTTTACCATTAGTGCTGGTATTGTTACTGTAACAAATATTGTTAGTGAAGTTGAAATTAAAAACGATTCTGGAAATCCAATTCCAACTGGAGTACCTACAAGAACTCCAACAACGGTAAGTATTGCAAGTACAAATTCTAGTGTGTCAATTGCTTCTACAAATTCTAATCGTAAGGGAATTGTAATAAATAATCAAAGTACATCTGATTTGTACTTAAGTTTTACAAGTCCAGCATCATCTTCTAATTCATTTTTGGAGATGGCTCCAAGTTCTGTTCTTGCATTAGATCAACAATTAATTGTGACAAATGCAATTTATGGAATTTGGGATACAGCAAATGGAACAGCACAAGTTACCCAGTTTGAATAATGAGTAGTTTTTATACACCACCTAATGTTCGTGGTACTGATAAACAAATTCAATATAATGAGGATGGAGTTCTTTCAGCATCTTCCGACCTAACTTGGGACGACACCGGCAAAGAGCTTGGTGTTGGTGGTGATATTACACTTGATGATGGTGGTACTTACACCACTACTGTTCAAGTAGTTACACCTACTGCTAATCGCACCATCAGCTTCCCTGATGCCACTGGTACTGTTGCATTGGTGGCTGGATCTAGTGGTCAAGTTACGTATAACAATGCTGGTGCTCAAGCTGGTGGCAACCTTAGCTATGACGCCACTGCTGGCACTTTTGGTTATGGCAGTGGAAGAGGCACTGTCACGCAAGCCACCAATAAATCCACGGGTGTCACACTAAACGCTCCGTGTGGCGCCATCACCATGAACGGTGCTGCGTTAAATGCAGATACTACAGTGAGCTTTACTCTTACAAATAGCAGTATTGCAGCAAATGATCTGCTGGTGCTTAACCATATTTCAGGTGGCACGGCAGGATCCTATGTCTTGAATGCACAGGCTGCTGCTGGTTCGGCCAGCATCAACATTCGCAACATCACGGCTGGCTCCTTAAGTGAAGCCATCGTGATCGGCTTTGCCGTCATCAAATCCTAAGGAGGTTCTTCTCATGGCTCAATTTACAATTGAAATTCCCGACGAACTGCTGCCTGCTTTGGTAGCTGAGTTCAGTCTTGTACAAGGCAGCACAACTGCTACCACTCCTGAAGAGTATTTCACCGCCAGCGTGGTGGAGACTGTTCGCCAACGCGCTGAGCTGTATAAGGTCGGTCCTTACTACGCCGGTCCTGTTGACCCGCAGTTCCAGGCAGACGGCAAGCCCTACGGCTGGGTTGAACCAGTAGACAACGACACTACTGAGCCCGATGGAGGTGATGTATGACACTGCGATGGGTCCCTGGTTGGAACGGACTGACCGAACCTGAAGCAGTGTCGTATGTCGCTGCTGTGGAGGAAGCCGATGGCGAACCGCTGGAATTTGGTGTAGCCAGGGCAATCAATGATTTTGTCCTTGGCTGCAAGAATGATGGCATCTGGGATGCGATTAAAGCGAGTTGTATTCTGGCTGGAGCTAGGACGTTAGATGGTGCCTTAGTGCCGTTGGTTGGGACTGCTCCGACGAACTACAACTTTGTCTCTGGGGATTATGACCGTGAGACTGGGTTAGTGGGGGATGGGAGCACGAAGTATTTGGATAGCAACAGGAACAACAACGCTGATCCGCAAGATAGCAACCATAACGCTGCATATGTAACAGTCGCAAGTAATGTTGGTGGATTTTTAATGGGAGCTACTGGGGGTGATTCTGCTGAAGCAGGGGTCAACTCCCTTGGCGACGCTGGTTTCAGTAGATGTCGCTCATCAATAGGAACACCCGTTGATGTAGTCGCTTCAACAGGTTTTTTTGGAATAAATAGAAGCGTTGCCGATAGTTATATTGCCCGTGCTGGCTCTACGAACAAAACTATTTTAGTGGCGTCTAACGGTTTATTTAGCGCCAACACCACGATTTTCCGCCGCCCCAGCTCCGTCCCCCAGCACACCAACGCCCGCCTCGCCTTCTACAGCATCGGCGAATCCCTGGACCTCGCCGCCCTTGACACCCGCGTGTCAACTCTAATCACCGCTATCGGAGCAGCTATACCATGACTATTTATGTGCCTGGCAAAGTAACTCTCCGCCAAACGTGGCAGCCGATGGATGCTGACGCTGCTGCTTACATCACTGCTGTAGAAACGGCAGACGGTCAAGCACTGGAGGAGAA